GTGTCGTACCAGGCCAGCAGATCGGCGAAGGTTCCGCTGCTGATGTAACCCTCGATCTGTCGGACCTTGTGCGCCACCATCGCCCCGCTAATGATGCTCGTCCCGCCAGGTGACAGGGACACTGTGGGGCCATCGCGCCGCGTCTCCATGGGCTTGGTGAGCGTGATCACGACGCTGCCCAGGGTGACGGTGCCCAGGTTCGGCAGCCTGGCTTCATTCCCCTGGCGGGCCTTCTCCTCCTGGTGCAGCAGCACGGCCAGCGCCTGCGCCGCATCCACCAGAGTGCACGATGCCGACACGTAAGTGCCCGCCTGCTCGCCGGTGGGGGCCTCGGTGAACCAACAGGCCAGCGCTGTGACGCTCAGCCCGTTGATGCTGCCCGTGGTGAGCGCCACGGTGCTGCCCACGGTGCCCGAGCTGAGCGTGTCGGCGTCGGCGATCCGGTTGCCGCGCCAGGTGTCGTAGATGCCCACCAGGGTGGCCCACTGCGACGGCGTGAGCAGCCCCGCGCAGCGGAAGGTCCTAGCCGTCAGGCCGGTCCTGGCCTCGCCCTCGTAGCCGAACGGCTGGGCGGTGAGGGGGGTGAACGTCAGCCCGTTGATGGTGATCATGTGCGGGGGAGGGGCATCGGCACAGGGCTGGATCCAGGAACCTGAACGTAGACGTTCCAGTTTTTCTCGGTGAGGGCCTGCGTTGCCCGTGCGTTTTCGTTGATGGCATTCTCCAACGCCTTTTGGGCCGGGACCAGCTGCTCAGCAAACCCGGCCACGGCAAAAAGCTTCTCGGGAGTGCTGATGTCCAGCCCGGTCCTGATCACGCCTCGGTCAACAAGTGGTTGGATCGACGCTCGCGCCTGCTGCAGCTGCTGCCGCTGCAGCTCTGGCGTCAGCAGGTCGAAGCCGCCACGCAGAACACCCCGCAGGTTTTGCTGTGCCCCCCGGAGTGCCTCCGCTGCGGTCCTGGCGTTAACGGTGAGCTGCAGCCCTGCCTCAGCGTAGGCCTGGCGCACATCGGCATTGGCGCGGGCGATCCGGCCGGAGATTTCCTCCATCACCACGCGGTCAGCCTCTGGCCCCCTGGCCAGCTCGGTGGCCAAGCCGCCGCGGGCCGCGTCGAGGATCCTGAGCTTCTCTGCCAGGGAGGCACGCTGGTTGAGCTGAAGCAGCGCCGTGGCCGACACCTGGCCCTGCGCTGCGGCGGCGGCAGCCTCCAGCGCGGTCTGCTCTCGGGTGATCTGGAGGCGATCCGCGGCGGCCTGGGATTCGAGCCGCTGCTGGCGAACCCGCTCCTGCTGGTTCCGCAGCGCGTCAGCGGTGGCCCTGGATCCCTGCAGCTGGGCCGCTGCCACGTCGATTTCGCCGGTGCGGACCTGGGATTGCAGCTCCGCCAGCTTGGCGAGGGACTGGGTGCCTTCCTTGCCGTCACCCGTGCCTGGCAGTTTGGCCTGTTCCCTGGCCAGCTCCAGCCGGGAGATTTGCAGCGCCCTGATTTTCTCGCCAACGGTCAGCTCAGCCTCAAGGCTGGCGCGGCCTGCCTCATCGAGGCCTGGTGTGCGACGGGAACCCGCCAGGCGAGCGGAGGCGTTGGTTTCCTGCTGCAGCAATTTGGAGCGCTGGAGCTCCAGATCCAGGGATTTCTGTGTCTCCTGGTTGCGAAGGCGGGCCTGTTCGTTGGTGGCCGCAATCGCCGCCTCCTGGGCTTTGATTTCGCCTACAGTGTCGCGATTGTTTTTCCTGAACTCGGCGGCTTTGATGTTTAGCTGCCCCAGAAGATCTAGAAATTGTTCGTTGTTTAAAATTCGCTGGCGAAACACATCAGGTTCTACGCCAGTAGATGCGAAAGCCTGGCTAGTAATATTTCTTGCTTGCCGCTCGGTTAAGTTATAGCGCTGCCGTATAGATTGCAAGGCGCCAGCCGCCTGCTCTGCTCTTTCTATTGACAGGCCGAAATCATCGGCAAATATCTCGGAAACTTGTTTATCCCTAGAGTATTCCAGCGCCTTGGTAAGTTCAATGACCGACGCGGTTACGGCAGGTAGCAAATTGGTGCCCGCACTTTGCTGTAACTCTTGCCACGCATTGCTAAAGCGCTGGAATATCTGCGCTGATGTTTCAAGCCCAGCCGCGCCCTTGGTCAGCTCATCCAGGCCCCGGGACAGAGCCGGGAAGAACTGAGTAGCGGTCAGCTTTCCTGACTCAACCAGCTTGATCAGATCGCGCTGCGTGATGCCCAGCCCCTTGGCGGTAGCCGACAGCGCCACGGGAAGGCGTTCCGCAAGCTGCAGGCGAAGCTCCTCCATGCTCACCGTCCCCTTGCTGGCCACCTGCTGCAGCGCCAGGAACGTCCCGCCCACCTGGACATTGCTCAGCCCGTAGGCCTGTGCCGCGCGGCTGACCGACGTGAACAGCTGCCGTTGCTGATCGATCGGGATGTTCGCCGCCGTGGCGGCTGCGGTGAAGCTGCTGTAGTTGTCCACCAGCGTCTCAAAGCTCAGCCCCAGCTCCCGCGAGATCCCCCGGGTAAAATTGATTGCACCCGCGGCACCCTGCGGGCCAAGGGTCACCGTCAGTTTGCGGGTGACGGTCTCCAGTTCGACCGCCTGATCGATGGAGCCCTTCAGGAACATGCCAGCGGCGATCACCGGCGCAGTGGCGGCAGCACCACGTGCCCCGAGGGCCAGCAGGGCCTCTGCGCCGAACCCACGGGCACCCCTGGCTAGCCGGCCCGTCAGGGTCTGATCGACGCGGGCCAGCTCTCGCTCTGTGCGCTGGATCTCGCGCTGGAGGGAGCGGAACTCTCGGGAGCCGATCTCAACCGATCGGAATGACTGCTGTAGGCCGGCCAACTTGGCGCTCAGCCCTGCGATGCTGTTTGCCGGCGCTTGGAACGCATCCCGAGCGGCTGCCCCAGCCTGGCGAGCCCGCTCCTCAGCCTGCCTGAAACCTGCCTCCAGCTGTGTGGTGTCGGCGCGGACGACCAGCAGCGCATCACCCAGATTCTCTGTCATGCCGTCCTCGCCTTCCCCTAGGTTGCCTCAGGCCCATCCGCAGCAGACGCAACGTGACCACTGACGCAAGCAACTCGCAACACAGCATTCAGTCAGCGCGGTTGATCCCGGTTCAGCCAGGGTGGTACGAATGCTGGGCAACTGACGATCGCTGGAACGGTGAAATGCGCTACCGCGCTTGGGGTAGGGGTTTCTGGTGGATCCCACTAAGAGACGGCTGGATCAGTGCCCTCCATGGCGTCTATCAATGGCGCGGTCCGGTGGCTGACATCAACGGACCCGCTCCTGATGGAACCAACCCGCAATAGCGATCCGCCGCGGCAAACTAGACCATGAGCAGCGCACTTCTAGGCCAGGTCAACGCCACGGCGACATTCGATGTTGTGGACATCGGCACCGTTGAGGATCCAGCAACCGGCAACATCATCCCCAAAACCGAGCAGATCACCGTGTCGTTGTTCCTGCGCGAGGGGGGGCGCAACGGGTCCGGCTTCCCAGGCGTGGACACCGACCGGCTCACCTATGACGGCTACGCGGTGAACCCTCAGGCCCTGGACGCCAGGATCCAGGCCGGCGTGAGGGGGCTGCTGGTGTTCAGCGGCAAGCCGCCCGCCAGGTGTGAGGTGCTGCAGGAGCGGCACCCCTACGGCTCCACAGGGCTGATCGGCGGCATAATGCAGAGTGTTATCGGTGACCGCATCCGACTCGCAGTGTACGTCGATGGCTAGGATTACTGTTGAGCTAAAGCTAACCAGGTTTACATCCAGTAAGCTACTGTTGCGTGTGCCGATAATCATGGCGAAGTACGGCGATGTAATCGGCCCGCAACTGAAGGAAGAAATCAGGGCGGTTCAGTATCCATGGCCAGGGATAACCTACCGCTACGGCAAGTTCAACAAAGCCAAGACGTTTCGCCAGAAGAATAAGGTCTTGAAGGCACAAGGCGGCTTGCCCTACACCATCGCCTCCAGCCCGCGCAACATCGTCGATTCCGGTGACTTTCTGAACTCGCAGCGGCGCCAGGACAACCCGCGAGGGTCAACGATCACGTTTACCTGGGATCCGGTCAGCGAGGATGGGTTCCACTACGCCAGGTCCATCCTGGAGGATCGCATCACCGCCAGCGGCCGAGCGCTGCCAGGCCGGAACTGGATCAAGCCAGCGCTCGACAAACACCCGCTCGCCCAGTTTTTCGCCGAGCAGTGGCAGCGGCTGAGCCAGGCCGGGGGGCGTTAGGGGGAGGCGTAATGGGCCCGAACACCACAAAAGCCCGGAACAGGTCCGAGCTCTTGCAGGGTTTCATGGAGACCGGTGCCCCCAGATGCGGACACGATAGCGCCGCATAAAGCGAAGGGGCCCCTTTCGGAGCCCCCCGCCAATCCATTCCAGCAACTGCTCCCGGCCTAGGAAACTGAGGCAGCGGCTGGATCCACCGAACCAAGGAGGATCGGTCTTGCAACAGGATCATAAGCGAGTGGTCCCAAACCACAAGCCCCCCAGCGATTGCAGTCGCTGAGGGGCCGGAAACGTGGCGGTTTCACCGAGAAACCAAGGAGGCGGGAACCTCTGCGAACACCATAGTGCCGCAGCCTTCTCCCCGTCAACCCTTAGGCCACCGTCGCCACGGTGAACAGCGGGGGGGTGTCGCCAGCGCCGACCACGGCGGGATCGGTGATCGTCAAGGTATCGCCCACCCTGAAGTTCTGGCCGGAGGCCACGATCGTGGCGGTTTGAGTCGCGCCGCTGCCATTCACGGTGATCGTCGCGGTGGCGCCCAGGCCCGACATGTCGCCGGGGCCTGGCGCCACGGGCACCAGGGGCACGGCGGTGCCAGCGCTCAGGCCCGCGCCAGGAGTGGTGATGGTCAGCGTTGCAATGGGATTGCCTTGCTGGTAAGTCAGCAACTCGCTGTAATTTATGAAGTTGAAAGTTATCGCCATAATGCCGCCCCGAGCTAGTGCTTCGTTGTAGTTTGCGACAGATGCAACAGCGGCTTCAACTTGCGGATTTTTATGGGTGCTGCCAAACAATGGAAGCTCTCGCCACATTCGCACGGTAATACCACTAGGCGCCCCTTTTTCGGCACGCTTGAGCAATGCGTAACCTTCACTCGTTACGTCAAGGTTAAACTGTGCCGGCATGGACCATGCTTTATCGGTTACCACCTGTTGGCTGTACCCAAAAGGTGTTTTGTAATCCGATCCTTTTTGCTGCTCCGATGTGGTAGAGATGCTGGCATCGGACAGGCTGAGAATCTCGGTTAATCCGATCTTGCTAGTAGGAATGCTGCTTGCGGTGGTTCCCAGCCCGAGAAACAGCCCAATGTCAAGCGCTGCTTTGTAAACCCCGGTAGCCATGGTCCATCATGCGTTGTTTCCCTAGTTTGCCTCGCCGCCCTCCAGCAGCTCCCA